CAACTTGGTCAACATAAGCTTTGTTTGCTAATGAGTCAGTTGTAAATCCTGCTCTATCTTCATAACCACTTGGTACTTTAACTGTACCTGTGCCATGAGGAGAGAAAGTAATATCTGTATTACTAGCACTTGTTGACATTGTAGAGCCATTGATTGTAATACTATCAATAACTAATGAAGTTAATCCTGCAATGTCAGTTGTAGCTGCACCTAGTGTTAAAGTAGATGAACCTAAAGTAGTTGTAGGGTTAGCTAAGTTTGCATTTGAGATAGCCGCACTACCTGATAAATTTGAATTTGTTAAGCCTGTAGCGTTAATTGTTACTGTATTGTCAGTAACGACAGCCTGCATACCAGAACCACCGGCAAATGTTAATGTTTCAGCAGTATTGTAAGTATCTGTTCCTGAATCACCTGCTAAATTAATGAACTGATTAACAGTTGCAAAATCTAAATTACCAGAACCGTCTGTTTTTAAAAATTGACCAGCAGAACCATCTCCGTCAGGTAAAGTAAATGTAGTTGTAGTAGTAACGGCATTAGGAGCTTTCAAACCGATAAAGTTTGTACCGTTGTTTGTACCTTCGTTTAATTTTACTGTACCACCTACTGTAGCAGAATTACCTATAATTACTTGGTCTATTGCTAAGTTTGAGTCTGCTGTTAACGCTGAACTTCCTGTTAATGTTCCTGCGACATGGTCCAACATGTCTGTAAAATATTGACCCCCGATAACTGTTACATTATTTGCGTCACCGTTTCCGTCAACACCACCCTCACCAACGAATAATCTATCACCACTATTCGCTTGTGTACCTGTTCCATAAGTATAAGCTAATTCACCAAGTTTCAGCGTACTCGGGGCTGTTGCAGCTGAACTTCTTTTTATCTGAATTACTGTTGCCATTTAAAACTCCTAAAATGAACCTGCATTTAAAGTCAATGTTCCTGTTGTTGTAACAATTTCTGTTCTTGCAACAAACTTGGCGTCACTTGACCTATATTGTAAGATTGCACCATCTTCCAAAGATGTTGTATCAACATCTCCTAATAATTTTAATTGTAGAGAACTATTTTGTGCCGCCTGAGCAGATGGTAAGGCCACCGATACTTGTTGTGGACCTTGTGAAGTATTTACATTTATCTTAGCTGTAATATCAGGCATATTTCTCTCCTTGTGTATATTTATAACAAAAAAGAGTTGAATTAAGTGGTAACTTGTGGTCTTACCGTAATAATACCTTCAATTACTCTGGTAACTGTGCTTGAAGAGGTCTGTAAAATCTCTAAATCATAGACATATCTACCATCATCTAAATTAGATGTTTGGTCGGCTGTTAGAGATAGTGTAATTACACCTGTTGTTGCGTCAGCAGCTACTGTACAGGTGATTGATGTTCTAGTTTTTGTTGACTGATAACCCTTAGCCATCTTAGCGGATGCTGTATAACCTGTTAAATTAAATGCATTACCATTTGAATCTTTAACTGTCACATCCGAGTTAAATGTTGCGCCTTGGTCTACTGTCAAGTTTGCTATAGCTGCCATCTATTTTTTCTCTTCTGGTACTTCTTTTTTTACTAATTCTGCAATTTTTTTGTTATAATGTGTTGTTAACACTTCGATTTTTTCTAGCTCAAGATTGTGTCTTACTTTAGAAGCCTGAATTTCTTGTCTTACTACTAGGTAATTCTGCAATTCTGGACTCAGTTTGTTGACATCATACTCTTTGCCGTCAATCATTACTGTATTCATAATCATCTCCTTATATTATATAATACTATTTATACACAATAAATAGATGTATGTTGAAAGAATTACTTGAAAAAAGAACAACCACAAAATGGTGGTCGGATAAAATAGTTGAAAAAGATAAACTAGATTATGTACTAAACTGTATTCGTAGAACACCCTCTAAACAATTAAAATACAATTTCAAAGTTTTGATATTTGATGAAAGTAAAAAGTGTAAAGAAGTAAAAGATTGGTTATATTGGGAACACACTTGTTGTTTAGATAAAGTTAGAGGTGCAAAAGGTGAAGGATTGAGAAGATATAATGGTCAAGTTTTAGCACCAATTGTTTTAGCATGGGCTTCTGAAAAAGATAATTTAGAAGTTATAGAAGATATTATGGTCAGCTCAACTACTGCATTATTAGCCGCTGAAGAAGTAGGTCTTAACACAGGTTTTAATGGTTGTTTAGAATCAAAAGAACTAGGACAAAAAGTTGGTGAACCTCATGTACACATGTTACTAGGTTTAGGTTATGCTGATAAAATAGATGGTGAACCTATGAGAAAGGTTTATAAAGACGGTGTTGAAATGGGTTGGGACCTCAGCAATGGCGCTCAAGGTGAGTGTATAAATAATAATATAGGAGAATATTATGGCAGATAATGTGATAGTGAAACCAGGCGTGAGTGGTCAAACAGTAAAATTCAATGCAAAAGAAGTAAATTGTGAAACAATTGCAAATGAGTTAGCATTATTAAGTTTAGGTGATTGGGAACCTTTAAAAGTAAATGTTGATTTAGGAAAATACCATAAAGAAATAAAAGAGTTTGATAGTGAATGGGTAGATTATTTACCAAGAACAGATAAAACAAATAATAGAAAAGCATTATCTCTTTTAAATTTACCAGGCAAAACTCATAAAGATAATCCTAGTTTAGCTCAATCTTGTGTAGAACAAGACAGATATGTAAATGAAGCAGAGTTTAATGTGCCAACTATGGTATACAACAAACTCGAAAGTTTACAACCTTTATTAAATATTTTTCCAACTTTAGGTAGAACATTTTTAGTTAAGTGTGGTACAGGTGGTTATTTTTTTCCTCATAGAGACCATCCGACTATGCCTAGAGATTCATTTAGAATAGCAGTTTTTTTGAGTGGTTGTGGTCCTATGGAGTTTGATTGGATACATGGTAACGAAAAAATGTTAATTGAACCAGGTAGACCATATTATGTCAATACAAAAAAGGTACATAGAACTATTAGCTGGAATGATAACAGCACACACTTAATTATTAATGTGCCATTTACATCTGAAAATGTATCAGCTCTCATAGCAAATATACAACATGGACACTAGGTCACAAAAAGATAAAGAATTTATATTATCTAATTTAGAAGAAACATATTACATAGAAAAATTTATTAGTCAAGAAGACATTAATAGTTTATGTATAGAATATGATAACTCTAAAAATAAAATTTATAAAAACACAGGTCCTATAACATCTGATATTAAAAATTATAAATCACCAGTTATAGATAAAATATTAAATAAAATATCTTTACTTTATCCTAATAGTGAGTTTAGGTCTGGTATATTTTTTGAAGTAGATTATCCTCATATTATACACAATGATGATGATTTTAGTTTTCCTTTGAACTACAAAGCATTTAACATACCATTAAGATATGACGGCGACCAAGAGCCTCGTTTAGTATTTTTTGACCAAGTTTATCTTGAAGGACCTAGTAAATTTTTTAATAAAGAAAGTAACATAGAAACATATTATAATAAATGTGTTTACGATTATAAAGATGTAATTAATAAATCTGATATTGAGTTTGACCCATATATGAAAGAAAAGTATCTAGGCCACATAAAAAATGAATGGTTAGAAGGATTAAGTTTTGATACAGCACATCATTGGACACCTGGTGACGCCATAGTCTTTGACGCTGTAAGATTGCATTGTGCTAGTGATTTTAGAAAAACTTGTAGTAAAAAATTAGGGTTGAGTATTTTCACCAACTATAGAAAGTAAATCATCTGTACCATCTAAAGTAAACATTAAGGCTATTCTAGGTTGTTTGCTTAGATTCACGACACCGTGAGTATAACCAATATTTAAGAAATTGGCAACTCCATTTTTAAGATTGTATGCTTCGATTTTATTATCTCTCTTAAATAGATTGATAACATTTTTATCACCATAGATAGGTACAATACATCTTACGCCATAACTGACATCATAATCAACATGAAAAGGAACACTCTTTCCTGGTGCTAGTTTAGTAATTCTAATTCTACTAGCAGGAGATTTACATTGAGTAACTATTTGTTCAAAATAACTACCTGTATAATCTTCAGTAGGCACATTATACAAATGTTCCTCTCTTCTTCTTAATCTTTCTTTAATACTAGTTGTATGAGGTAATATTTCACTAG